TCAGTTGGGAGAATTTGTTCTCGCTTCGAGCTTCCGGATGGCGCTTTCCGCCAAAGCGACATCCCGTTTCAGATAATTTGCATCGAGGATCGAACGCACTTCGCGCAGGGTGTGACCGGTGATCGTTGCAATTTCGGCCTCGGTCGCACCGGCCAGAGCCAGACGCGTGACAGCCGTTCCGCGCAGATCGTTGAAGGTTACGCCGAACACGCCAGCGGCGCGGCAAGCCTTGCCCCAAGACGATCGGAAACCATCCGGTGTCCAAGGTTCGCCGTAGCTGTTGAGCAGGATGTTTCCGGCCTTCTGCCTGGCCGCGTCGAGTCTGATTTTGAGCGGGCCGCCGACCGGAATTGTGACGTTGATCTTCGTCTTTCCCTGCCGCAGCCGGATATACGTCCCGTCATACTGCATCCACGTGAGTTTCAGCAGATCGCCCTGCCGCTGCCCCGTCCAGAGAGCGATGATCAGCGGCAGATGCAGGTGCTCGTCTGCCGAGGCGAGAAACGCGGCCTCGTTCTCTTCCGTCCAGACGAATTCGTTCCGCGTCGCGCGATAGACACGGCCGCCGCGCTCGCATGGGTTCACGTCGACGAGACCGCCTTCCTTCGCCCAAGAGAGGATCCGCGCGAACACCTGCCAGCCGTAATCAGCCTGCCTGCGAGACTTTAGCGCTCTCTCATCCCGCCACGCTCGGAATATGCCCCGTGTGCGTTTGTCAGCGAGGGCCGAGAGCGGGAAGGTGCCGAACTTGCCCTCGATGACCTTTATCAGCTTCACGTAGTCACTTTGGGTGCGCGCCGCGAGATCGTGCCATTCCGCGCTTGATTGAAAGCCATTTAGGATGCTTTGGAGCGTCCCGGCCGCCGGCTGCACCTTGCGTGCATGCGCTGCATTATAAGCTTCGTCGAACTCTGGATCGCCCGGCTTGCCTGGAAGGCGCGGCCCGCCCTTGAATGCGTAGTAATAGGTGACTTCCTCACCGCTCGCCAAGGTCTTCTTGACGGGGTTCACGCCCTTGTAGTGCTTAATTGTGCGCATTGCTTTTCAACCACTGATCCAGAGGATTATCAGGCGCCGTCGACTCCGTTGCGCAAACGACGCTGATTTTTCCGTTTTCGATTTCGACCCGGCCGACGGTAACGCCACCCGCTCGCACCGCCTGGACCGCACGAGTGATATCGATTTTGCGGAAGGTGGCGCGTCGCGAGCTCATGATCTCTCCATCTTCGATCGCGTCCGCAGCCCCTCGAGCTCCGTCGTCACATCTGCGATCTCGGAGGCGACGTCATCCAGCAGGCGCGAGCAGGCTTTCGCGACCATCGCCAGCTGATGGAGCTGATCGCGATCGCGAATGCTCGACTCGGCCAGCCGCTCGAGCGCGTCGGAAAGAGTGTCGGCGATCGACTGCGCCTCGAGGGCGATATCGCTCGCTTCCTTCAGTTGATTGTGCTCGGTCGTCACGTCGCATCCCCCTCGAGCTTCTTCCCGAGGATGGCGGCAGGGGCAATGAGATCGCGCGGAGCAATCCGCCGGCCGTCCCAGATGCGCGCGCCCCAGAGCTGCTGCTGCTGTTTCTGCTCATCCCACCAGGACGAGATCCAATAGGTCACGGCCTGGCCGTTGACCGCGACCTCGTAGGCGCCTTCGCCGTCGAAAACATTGCGCTCGGCGATGATCACGATCGCGCTGCCGGCCGCATTCACGATGCGATGACTGGCCACCTTTGGGCAGTCCGCGCGCAGAAGCGCCAGCAGGGTTTTGATCTGCTCGATACAGGCCTCGATGGCCTCGCCGAGCTGTGCGTCCGTTAGCGGCAGCTGGGTATGATCTTCCCCAGCTGCCGCCGTCGCCGCGGCCAGCAAAGCGGCGGCAGTGCTGCCCTCGGCGAACTGGAAAAACTCGCGACGGGAAAGCCTTGCATCCCGACCGCCATTTGCATTATGATCCGTCTGCATTTGATACCTTTCAGGTGTTAGAAAAAGCCGACGCTGGTTTCTCAGGCCGTAGCGTCGGCTTTTTGCGTTTCCGCAGATGAGCGAATCTGCTTCTCCAAGATTGTGACGATTTCGCTGTTGATCGAGCGGCGGTTTTCCGCAGCCATAGCCTTCAGCGCGTCACGCATTCCATCTGGCATGCGCAGGTTGAACTGATCTGATCGGCGAGAGGAGAGATTTTCCATCGGGCGAGTCCAGAGTAATTTACTACCATTCGATTAATAGTAAATTACTTCCATGGACGCAAGCGCCAATGGTAGTTAATTCATACTATGCACGGCAATCTTAGGCGGACAGGAATGGCTCGCGGCGACTTTCCCAGCACAAAGCAAGACCAATTCAATCTTCGCCTTCCTGCAGGTATGCGCGACGAGATCCAGCGGCTAGCGGCCGAAGATGGCCGCTCAATGAACGCCCAAATCATCGAGCTTCTGAATTTCGCCATTCAAAACAGCGGCTTGGACATCGATGAAATTATGCAAATGCTTGTTGTGCAGCGGCAAGAGATGAACGATCTGCGAAAGCAGATATCGGTGCCAGGCGACCGAACCCAAAACGCCAGTGACGTGCAGCGGCAGCTGGACGAATGCCGCCAGGCGCTCAAACAGAAAGACGGCCTGCTGATGGCGGTCTGCCTGCAGCTTTTCATGAACCGTGATGTGTTGCCGGCCGAATCAGTCGTCCTCGCCGACTCCCTGCTCAAGAGCGCCGGTGAGGTGGATCTATTGGACTTGAATGAGGACGAAGTTTCCGCGTTGCCTGTAGCGCGCTACCACGCGCTTGTGCGGCGCTTCTTTAAAAAGAAGGGCGCGGCCTCTAATAAGAAAGATTCAGCGGCCTAGTTCAGATGTCCGAACCTTGGACATTTGACCCGACACGAAAAACATTCCAGACGAGAATGTTTTCCGGCCAGTTTTAAAAGCGTTCCAGACGAGAACGCTTTTTGGCGAGAAAGTCTTCCAGACGGGAATACTTTCCGGCGGAATTCTAGCTTCGAATCAAAGTCGCCCCAGTGTTAGATTTTTCCGATGTTTAGGAGCGCGGCGCGCGTTTTCCCCAGGCAAGCCACGAAATCAACCCCCCTAAATATAATGACTGTGGATGACGGGGATTAAACTGCCTAAGCGCCTGATGAGCTTTAGCTTTTCTCGGATGAACGTCGCGTCGAAACGCCTTATTTGTTCTCAGAAACGAACAGAGAACAAATTTCGTTGGCTTGACTTGGAATCACCCAGGCTCCCATATTCCGGCCACCTTCTGACTTCCGGAAGGCGGTACGAAAAAACCGAGGCCTGGCAGCCTCGGCTTCGTATCTAACCGCAACGGCTCGGAAAAGCTTGCGGATCAGGTATTGCAACAAGCGCAAACTGACGCGCTGATACCAATCTGTCAAGCGATTCCGAGCCACATAAAGAAAGCTTTATATGGCAAACTATCTTCTTACGTACGATCTCAACGGGCCTAAGCCGTCTCACCATGAGATGGACCAGTTTCTTGAGAAGCTGGTGGCAAACAGAGGCCGCGTGCTCGAAACAGTATGGTGGGTTGATTATCCGGGTACGGCTGCGCAGCTTCGTGATCGGGTGAAAACCATTCTCGGTGACGAGGATCTTCTATTGGTGATCGAAGCCAAGAGTGCGGCATGGACGAAGCTCCTTGTCACGAATGATTCTCTTAAATCAGCTTGGGCCGCAGCTGCCTAAAAAGTGATGAAGGCGGTCATTAAATGGCCGCCTTCATTGTGCGTTCCGCACCATGCCGGAACATCAGCGTGATGATGTCACGCTGCTCGACGAGGTGGCCCAACCCTATCAATCCATCGGAAAGTAAGAGGGAACTCAGAATGACCGAGAAGCCATTCGCGCTCGTTTTGATGCCATTCTCAAGCGACTTTGACGATATCTATCGCCTTGGCATTCGAGAGGCCGCCAAAGAACATGACGTGATCGCCGAGCGGGTCGACGAGCAGCTGTACTCTGAGACAATGATGGAGAGGATATATCGGCAGATCGACGCAGCTGATTTCGTTATCGCGGATATGACAGGCCGGAATCCTAACGTATTTTACGAAGTAGGGTACGCCCATGCCAAGGGAAAGCTGTGCACCCTTCTGACGCAGGATACAGCCGATATCCCATTCGATTTGAAGCATCACCGGCACCTGGTCTACGGCGGCAAAATTTCGCGGTTGCGAGAGTTGCTTTCTCCCGAACTGCAATGGCTGAAAGCCGAGACCGAAAAGAAGAATACCAGCCCCTTCTCGGTAGAGATGAAGACAGAGGGTCTGCTCGTAAAATCCGAACACCGGGCCGACGCAGAATTGACGCTGCGATTTGACTTATACAATCGCACGAAACGTCGAAGCGCCGATATTGAAGCCATTTATCTGCAAACCGGAAGAATTTGGACATTCAAGCAGAATGGGGAAAAGTGCGCTTCGTCGGATATCGATAAGGACACCAAGCGTGTGCGGCGGCACTTTGTGAAAGCTCCGGTTACGCGTCTGCCGCCGGATTCGTGGGCTCAAATCGAAGTAGTTGGCTCCGCAATGATGTGGTCAAAGTATCATGGCGACGAACCTGTCAAAGATGTTTATCCGTTGCGAGGGTACCTTGTCCTTGAGATAGTAACCTCCGATGGACTCTTCACCGAAAAATTCAACATCGATATGGAGATCGATGAATTCCCGTTCTGAATGCGCGTGAAAGGGTTTGCCGCCCTGCGCCGCCGCGCCTGGCCGCCGTCGGCGAGGGCCGGGCGGGCGAGAATACCTTTCACGATGAAGCACCGCCCTGCTCTGTGGCGTCCTCTACGCGCGCAACTACATTAGCGCTCGAGAAATTCAGGCCAAGGCTTTTCTCTCGAGCGCGATCGGCTGCGATGCGCCGATCGGTTTCCTCCGGATCGTAGCCTTCGGCCTCGATCACATCGGACCGCGCCTTGAAGCCGGCATCGACGGCGAGCTTTTCGGCCTGGCGGTCCTTGAGCGGATCGACCCAATCCCAGCGCGGCGTAATCCACTTCGCCCGCCGATAGCCATACGGATCCGTGAGGTATTGCGCCGGCCCGACCGTCAGCCGGCCGGCGAGAACCGCGTCATCCATGAAGCGGCGCCAGATCGGGCGGCAGAGCTGGTAGACCATGACGGCGTGCTGCATCGCCTCGATGCGCCGGCGGAACTCGACCAGGCCGGCGCGGATCGAGCCGTAGTTCGCCTGCCGAAGATCGCCGGTCATCGCCGCATAGGGCACGCCGAAACCAGCCGCCATCCGCAGCAGGTTGCGATATTGGAACGCCTCGTAATTGCCGCCGACATCCGCCGGCTCGGCGAAGGTGACATCCTGCCCCGGGTCGAGGTCGAGCATGGCGCCCGGTTCCAGCGCGATCGCCGAATCGTTGCCGGCCGTCTGTGCGGCCTCGATACCTTCCGCCATCGGATGCGGCGCCGCGTCGTCGCCGAGCTCGGTGGTGATGAAGCCGCCGAACAAGGCAGCGACGCGTTTGCGCTCCAACTCTGCGTCGTCATAGCAGTCGAGCACCGCCGCAGTGACGATCGCCGAGAGCGTATGCGGGATGCCGCGGATCTGGCCGGCAAAGCCGGTCGGGTCGAAGAGATGCAGGATCTCTTCGGCCGGCACGCGCACCTGCTCGCCGACAAAGCCTTTGCGCAAGTCAACCTGGTCGGCGCCGGGATGCTGGCGCAGGAACCAATAGGCGACGCGCTTGCCGATCGCGTTGAACTCGACACCCATCTGCACAAAGTTGCCGTTGTCGAGCACGCGATTGTCATTGAGCGGCAGCATCTCGGACGGCAGCAGCTGCAGCTGCAGCGGCACGATCAACCCGTCTTCCGGCCGCCGCGTGCGCAGCCGCACGAAACATTCCCCCGCGTCGAACATCTCGGAAGCGATCGTCGCCTGCATGCCGTAAAAGTCGGTAAGCCCGTCGGCGTCCGCCTCGTCGCTCCAGTCCAGCCAGACCTCCTGCAGCTTCGCCGTGAACGCGGCGTCCTTGTTGAGCGACGAGGGCTTAATGCCGGCGCCGGCGAGCGCCGAGACGAAAACCTTTTTCGCCTGCATCGCATAGGGATTGTTCTGACTGAGGTAGCGCGATCGGGCGACGACGGTTCGGCCGTAGGCGCGGATCTGCCGGTTGATCTCCTGCGTCGTCGTGGTCAGCCCCTTCAGGCGCCGCGACGCACGGCCGGCGTCAAACGCCTGGTGGCGCATGGGCGTCGTCTCGACTGATATCAGCGCCGTCGACTCGCTCAATTCCCCCCGTCCGGCGGCGATACCGAAAAAGCGGCCGACCCATGTCCCAATGCCCATAAATCACCTCATTTCCAGCTCGGCGTATTGATCGGACGGCCGCCGCCCGCCGCCATGTTTGATGGTTTTGCGTGCCATAAAATTCGCTCCTGATTAGGTGCCGAAGGCGATGAACGGCAACAGCCGCGCCGTCGCATCGGCGGTGACGAAGTCAACGGTCAGCGAGCCGGAAGCGAAAGCTTCGAACTCCCCGAGATCTGCCCCGTTGGAAATGTTGAGACGTGTCGTCGAGCAGTAGCCGGTCTTCGACAAAGCGCCCATCGAGCCGCCGCCCGAGGCGGTCAGCCAGCCAGCGCCGAAGCCGGCGCCGGCAATGGTCGTATTGACCGCGCCAGGTCCGGTAAGGAACAACGCCGACACCGGCGTGATGCCGAGGCCCGAGGCCGACACCTGGCCCGGTGACGTTGGCGTCGTGATCGTGCCGGCCTTGGCCGTAAGGCGGCCGCCGAAAGACCAGGCGGCATAAGGCAAATCGACATCGGTCGCCGTGCTATATGTCGCGGTGACGTTCGCACCGGAAAAACTGATGGTGCAGGTTGGGATCGAATTTGCCCCATAGCCGGCCGCCTTATTGTTGACTCGCCCTTCGCCCGTTCCGGACGCGAGATATCGGCCGGCGTCATATTGCGTTGCCGACCCGTCATTGAGGGCAAAGCCGAATGTCTGAATTGCAGTGCTGCCGGCGAGGCCGGTTGCAGCCATGAAGGCATCCGACATCAAGAGGCCTTCAGGCGTAAAGCCTATGGTCTTTGTCGCCGTGCCGTCGCTCTCGCCGGCGATGACGCCGACCTCGGCGTGGCAGTCGGAACCTGCGAAAAAGATGACGAAACCGCGCTTGCTATAGAGTTCGGAATGGAGCGTGGTGATGTTGATCGTTACGCCGTCGCTGTCGAACGACACAAAGGTGGCGGCGAGCATCAATGTGCCTTGCGCGTTGGTCTCGTAGAGGCACCCGGTTGTGACGTATCCTCGGTTATCGGAGTTCGTGCCGAATTCGGTGCAGGACATGACGGACCATTGATTGGTGCCGTCAGTTGCGCCGAAATTGTGGAAACCTTCTTCCCCGGAGGCGCCGTGCCCGGTTTCGGAAACTTCGGCATTGGATAGGCAGAAAACCGCCATCTTCGGCGTGCGGCCGCCGAGCTCGCCGGTCGTAATCTGAAAATTGCCGGTCGCCGACGGAAGCTGGAAATTCGCATATGCGACCACGGCGTCAGAGGCGTTGGAATAACTCAGCGTCGCCGCCTTGCCGGTCAGCGCCAAGCTCCCGGCGGCCGCCGGCATTTTGAGTGAACGCCGCAGCGAAACATCATTGCCCGCGAGCGCGAACGTGCCCGCCGCCGCCGGCATGCTCACGCCCGGGATAAGCCCCGCATCGTTTCCGCCCAGCACGAACGCACCTGGCGCGGCCGACATGCGCAGCGCCCGCTTGAACGCGGCGGCATTGCCGGCGACGGCGAAAGATCCGGGCTCCGCCTCGAGCGTATTGCCGGCCGCCGGCGGGGTGAACCGATAGGAATTGACCATCATGCTCATGAGAATCCCCCTTGAATGAGCGTCAGAACCGGCGGTGTGGGCTTCAGGACATAGCGGAACGAAAAGGCGAGCCCGATATCGCCGATCATCGAGCGCGCGCCTTCATAGCGCCCGCCGGCGCCGTCCTTCGTCAGAGCTTTGAGCTGCGCGTCCGTCGCTATCACGTTGATCACCCGCGCCCGCATTCGATCGAGATCAGTGCCCTCGACAGCGACATAGACATTCGGCGTCATCGTCACGATCCGCGCGGCGGTCGGCGGCGGCGAAACCGGATCGCTGTCGGCGGCTGTCTCGTCGTCGCCAATCACCACGAACCATTCCTTGACGCCCTCGAGCACCGATCCGATCGCCACCAGGCGAGCGAGAATCTGTTCGTGTGTGTCGGGCGCCGAAACCATCTGCTCACTTTTCCCCTGCACTCGGATGGACAGAGAACCAGTTGTTTGCCTTGTTCAGTCGATCGACGACGTGATCCCAGCTCGACGGCCCATTCACGACGTTCGTCGATGACAGCGGTCCCGTCGCCTTTGCTTTTGCATAGGCTTCCGGCGCCTCTTCCTGAATGCGGGTTAACACCCGTTTCACGTCCGGATCGGATTCACGGCCGAGGCAATTTTCTCGGATGAACGCGGCGATCCGTACATCACGCTCGGCTTTGGCGCTTGCCGCCGCAACTATGCGCTCTCTCGCATCCTGAAAGCCGCGTGACGGCGGCCTTGTGCCAGCTGCGGCAGCAATCGCCGCCGGCACCTTTGCATAGGTATCCCAGGCAAAAGCTGCAGGCTTTGCAGCGCGGCCGTCCGTGATGCGGGTGGCGTAACGCTTTTGCACGGCCTGGCCGCCATCCATCCAGGTTTCATCGGCCATCTCGCGCCGGATCTCGGCGCTCGGCCTGCGCGTCTGCTTCACGTAGATATCGGCCAGCGATCGGTTGATGATTTCCAGAGACTCGATCGTCTTCGCGTGATCCTGGGCATTGCCCCAGGTGAGACCTGAAGCCTCGTGGACCATCATGAAGGCGCCAGGTCGCATGATGATTTCTTGCCCGGCCATCGCGAGCACCGAGGCGGCAGAGGCCGCGATACCTTCGATCAGCACCGTGACTTTGCCAGGATGACTGCGAAGAATGTTGTAGATCGCAACTCCATCGGCCGCCCAACCGCCCCCTGAGTTGACACGAACGGTAACGTCCTTACTGCCGATCTCGGCGAGTGCATCGCGCACGTTGATCGGCGTGAAGCCCTCTTCGTCCGTGACGCCTTCGCCAACGGTGCCATAGAGCCACAGCTCTCCATTCTTCAAAACGTTCATTGAGATATCCCCTTCGGTTGTTCAGCGGGAATGCCAGCTGATGGAGGCCTTTAACTTCGCGGCGGCGGCGGCGTGAGCTGCGCCGCGGTCGTGTTTCTGCTGCTTCAGTTGCCGGAAAAATCCGAGCCACGCCCACGCCTCAGACAATTTGATCTGCCACTGGCTTCCACATCCGCCGCGCCAGACGAACGGCATCCCGCGCCTGAGATATCCCCGCATCGTTGGCAACGACACGCCGAGAAGTTCAGCCGTATCGACCAGCGTAAAGACACCGTCCGCCACATCTGCGGGGAGCGAATGCGCCTCCATCGCACTCGTCATTTCTGCTTCGCTTAGCGGTCTCATTGCGGTCGGCTCCAACAGGAAAATGTGAACAATCAGATCATCATCAGGTCATTCGGCGGCGTACATAGTCGAACGGACTGCGCTGCCGCCTCACCCGCTTTGCGCTTTTTGCTGGGGAGGACCCGCCGACTGCATGGTCGGCGGTCCGTCGACAGGAAACCAGACGAAGGCGACGCCGCGCGGCAGCTTCAACCATGGCCATCCCCGCTCGTCGAAGGCGCTGCGCCACTGGTGGAAGGTCGGCGCATCAACCGCGACGGCGTGCATCTCGGGCAGGTCCTGCAGTTCATGCGGAGAAAGGTTCATGCCCTTGCCATCGGCGGCCCGCTGCAGCATGTCGTTCGCCCGAGGCCAGCCGTAGGTTGCCAACCGCTCCAGCGCTGCACGATGGCCGGCAGCGCCGCCGGCGGCGATCAGCTTTTGGATGAAGGCCGGTGGCGCTGGAGGTTCGATCGGAGCTGTCGCCAGCAATCGCAGCAGGTAGGCCGTCCAAGCCTTCCCGAACGGTGCCGCGACGACATGCTCGGTCTCGCTCGGCTGCTGTTGCGGCACTGCCTCCCAAAGCCGCTCGCTGAGGTAGGTTGATGGCGCCGGCGTGTGATCCTTCCGGTTCTTCCGAAGCAGCGACAACCACGAATCCCGCATTCGCAGCGCTGCGTCGCGGTCCTCAGGCGAAAGTTTCTGGAAGGCTCGTTCAGCGCTAGCCAGCGATAGGCCAGCGAAATTCGGCCAACCATCAACCAGGCGCTGGAAGGCGCGTCTTACCGCCTTGCGATCAGCTCGTTCATCCCCATCCGAAATTTGATCCTCTCCCGCGCGCTCCTGCGCGCTGAGAGTGATGGTTCCTGATGGTTCCTGATGTATAGGGTGCAGACTGGAGTCCGTCATCTGCACCCCCCCGGTGCAATCCACGGACTCTATTCTGCACCCCCCCGCAGATTCTGCGGGGGGTGCAGCCGCTGCGGGGGGTGCAGATTCTGCACCCCCCCTAACATCGGTAATTCCGCCAACTGGACCGGCCTTAAGCAAGGCGAGATTGATCTGATATTTGTTCACGCCCGAAGGACCGGCGCCCGGAAAGATCTTGATCAGACCGCTTCCCGTTTCCCCATGGCCCTTAAGGCGATTGAGCGTCATTTGAGCTGTCCGGACAGAGCAGCGGCTTTTTTTCGCCAGCGCTTCGATACCGGGCCAGGAATTGCCCTTGTCATCCGACCAATCCGCGAGGGCCAGCAGCACCATAAATTCGGTGCGGTCATCAGGGCCATTCTCCCAGACTGTGTTCATTACCGCGATCGACATTTCAATGCGTCCTCGAAAATCCTGTAGTGGAAGGCGGCGGGGCTCATAAAACCGCCGCCTTCGCTTCTGATTGGCTCACTCACAAACGAAAGGAGAATGAGCGCCAATTGCCGGTGTTATTTCGCACACACATCACCGCCGGCTGGACGTGCGAGGAGGCGACGAACCCTCCCCCCTCATGAACCTCATTCTTCGCTGACCGGCGGCCCGTCGATGCCGAGAAATGCACGCGGATCGGTGTCGTCGCGATAATCGAAGGCGCCACCGGAATGCCGCACCAACGCCACCTCGACCCGCTCGGTCGCCAGGATGCGCGCATCGATTTCGGCTAGTTTCTTGGTTCGCTGCTCCAGCGAGAGCGATTGCTCGTCTTCTGCATTCGCATCGATTTCCTTTTCAATCGCCGCGATCATGCGGCCTTTGAACAGCCAGGCGAGCAGCGGCAGGTGCGGAGCTTGAACGAAGCGCGTATGGCCAACGTCGCCTGGAAGCGGCACGCCGACCCCCCGTCCGCGGGCGATCGCCTCATAATCGGGCCATATGACGCCCTGACTCGGACCATGGTTGACCATGTAAGTCACGTCCGGACATCCGCGGCGGGCCAACTCCTCGATCTCGGCGCGCGCCCTTGCCTTGATCTCAGCCGAGGGGGTTGCCTTGGAGAGAATTTCATGCCGATCGGCGAATAGCGTCGCGATCTCGTTCCGCTGTTTGTCGATTTCCGGCAGAAGCCGGTCGGCCGATGGAAACTTGATCGCGGATGCTGACACCTGGATTGCGGTAGACCGAAGCGATCGGATGTATGTTTCAATGCGGGTCAAAAGACGACCCTGGGCCATCTTTCTTTCGCCAATTGCATCTCGCCTGTCCTGCACGGCCATAAGCATTTTATGCGCCTCAGCGCGCTTGCTATTCAGCCTGGCGAACTGATCACTGCTAAGGCCCCATTTTTCTCTCTGAATTGCTAGCTGCCGAGTGGCCTCGTCATGCGCTTCGCGCGCCTCGTTCCACTTTTGGGAGGCCAGGCCGACAAGATCGGTCATGTCGCTGACGCGTTCGCGAAGTTCGCTCAAGGCTGCATTGGCGCTTGGAGGAAGCCGGCTCGTATCGACGATGTCGTTGCCATAAAAACTGATGTCGCCGCTCGGCACATCGTCGGGCAATTTTGGGTTCAACATTTGCAAAAGCCTCTCGTTACTGATCTTTGAAGGAATCATCCGCCGTCTGCTGGCTCACGAATAGGCCGAGCTCGCGAGCCAGCACCGCGCGCACTCTTGCCGCACTCAAACTGCGATCGAAGATCTTGAGAATTCGCCAGAAATTTGCCTTGATGCCCTGTGGATAAGGGCAAGTTTTCCGCTCTCTGTAGCGCCACCAATCAGGCCCCGAACGAAACCTCTCAAGCCCGTTAGCGATCGCTTCTGACCTCTCGCGAATCGAACTTCCGGGAAAAAATGTGGCTGCGGTTTCGCGTATCAGCCGGTTGCGCTCCTCGAGCGCGGCCGTCGTTTTCCAGTTACGCTGACCCGCTGCCGGCTTCAGTCCAAGGGCGGCGTCGAGGCTCGGCTCGGCGCCGTCGATCACGCGCTGGACGGCGAGCCGCAGTTCCGCCGCGCCGTCACCAGCGTGATCGGCCAGGATCTGCTGCAGCGTTCGCAATGGATCGGATACAATTG